ACCATTCAGGTTGTAGAGAGCGCATGACCGATGCTTTCCCCGATATTGAGATAAAGAAAATTTAAAGGAGAACCCCCATGGCAAGCACAGTAGAACGCTTTACTTATTACATGGTTATGGTATAATAAGGCATGAATTCTAAACACCCAAACGAACCAGGAATATACGCAATTATCCACAAAGAAAGTGGCAAGAGGTATGTCGGATCTTCTGTCAATATTAAGCATCGGTTTAAGGTTCACAGGCGTATGCTGTCAAAAGGCAATCATCCAAACATACATCTTCAAAGAGCATGGATAAAAAATGGCAAGCAAGCGTTCATGTTTGTGATTATTGAATTATGCAAACCATCAGAGTTGATAGCAAGGGAACAGTTTCATATTGACATAAAGGCAGATTATAACATTGTTCCTAATGCCTATAAACCTCCCACTTTTAAGGGGTTGACTCATTCCCCGGAAACTCGCGCAAAGATGAGCGCTGCACAATCAGGCGAACGACACGCTATGTTCGGGAAACATCACACCGCAGAGGCAAAGGAAAAAATAAGGAAATCATCGACAGGGCGGAGGCATACACCTGATGAACTTGCCAAGATGGGTGAAAAACTTAAAGGGAAACAGCCATTTCTCGGCCTAAGCCATTCCCAAAAGACTAGAGAGAAAATGAGGCTGTCTGCGCTAAAACTATGGGCGAATAGGCATGCAAGTGGCGCTGTTATTGATGCGCGAGCAGAAAGGGAAAGGAAGCGGTTAATGATTATGGCAAAAGAACCAAGTGAACTCACGCAAGCAGAAAGGGGTAGCGCCCGTGCTTATAAAGCGTGGGAAACGAAACGAGCAAAGGAGAATGTATCATGCACACTGTAGACACACATCATCCTTCCTACGATAAATTATCCGCAAAGTGGCGACGCTGTCGCGACGCTGTTTCTGGCACCGACGCAGTAAAAAAGGCAGGGCCTCTTTATTTACCTCGTTTAAAAGATCAAGACGATGAATCATATAACGCCTACAAGCTCCGGGCATCATACTTCAATGCTGTATGGCGCACTGTCGATGCCCTGAAGGGTCTCATATTCCGCAAGCCCCCGGTGGTTGAAGCCGCCAAATCCCTTGAACCGATGCTCGAAGATGTAACCATGGGCGGAATAGACTTCCAGATATTCGCGCAACAGACGGCCCTTGAAATCCTGACAACCGGGCGAATGGGGATTCTCGTTGACTTCTCCTCACAGAGTACGGCGGGAATGACCAAGGCAGATGCAGAGGCCCTACAGATCAGGCCGACGATGCAGAGGTACAGTGCCGAGTCAATTATCAACTGGAAAACGGAACGTATCAATAACGCGACAGTGGTTTCCATGGTGGTCCTGAAAGAAGATGCCGCGCTGCCTCCGGACAATGAGTTTGAGCACAAGACAGAGACACGTTACCGGGTGCTGGATCTTGTGAGGCGAAAGAAAGTGGACAAACCCGGCGAAGGAGGGGGCCGTGTCTATCGGGTCCGGGTTTTCAGGATTGAAGAGAAGAGCAAGGAGCAAGAGCAGGTAGGTGCCGACCTTTTCCCCCTGATGAATAATAAGCCCCTGCCGTATATCCCGTTTTACTTTATGGGGGTTGACGATGCGACACCGGAGATAGATGAACCGCCATTGATTGACTTGGTGGACTTGAATCTGGCACACTACCGGATGGATGCCGACTATAAACACGGGTTGCACTATACAGGGTTGCCCTCATTGTTTGTTTCGGGGTACACGCCGGAAAAGCCCACAGATAAGCTGTATATCGGCAGTCAAACGGCTAATTGCCTACCGCAACCAGAGGCGAAGGCTTATTTTGTTGAATTTACCGGACAGGGGTTGAACGGATTGCGTGAAGCCCTTGAAGACATGAAACAGGAAATGGCTATCCTCGGCGCCCGCCTCCTCACCGCCGAGAAAAAGGACAGCGAGACATCCCAAACCGCCCAGATCCACAGGGCAGGGGAGAACTCCATACTTTCATCCATAGCACAGACAATATCAATCGGGCTGACAAAGGCGCTCAACACCTTCGCAGAGTGGGCGGGATCTCCGGGCAAGTGGTCGGTTGAACTCAACCGTGACTTCCTGCCCGTTGGCATGACCCCTGAAGAGCTTACGGCCCTGCTCGCTGGTTGGCAAATGGGAGCACCGGGGCTCAGCGATGAAGGCCTTTTCAATATCTTCAAGGACCGGGAAATGATACATGGTGACGTGACGCTCGAAGATGAACAGGCGCGGATCGGCTCAAAGAAACCGCCGATGCCGGATGGGGAGGAGTGATATGGGTGGTCCGAAATTTGTAAACATGATGGTAGTTGAAGTTGATGGGAAAAGGGAAATGAGACGTATATCACACAGGTAGAAGAACCCTGTAACTGGGATGATAGAAGATATTCCTTTTCTTAAATCAGGGGAAACAATGGTTGAAGTGTTCGGGTCAACCGTGCCGAGGATAATAAAACAGTGAATAACCTAGACCTCCACTTTTCAGACAAATATCTGAGCCACCAGGTGAATCTCCTGCGCTTCACCGCCGGGGAGCAGAAGAAAGTCACAACCCTCCTCGTCAAGATGCAGAAGGAACTCAAGACCCAGCTCAATAACGGATTATCCGATTACAGCAAGGCCCGAAAGAGAAGGGTGCTGAAACAGGCCAATGAGGTTATCGACAAGGGCTATACCGACATGGGCGCTGTTGTCGATTCCAAGGCCCTTGCCCGCCACGAAGCCGAATTCACCGCACAGACCTTCGCAGAGATCGGACTTGAAGCCTCCCTGCCAACCGAAGCCGCCCTGAAAGCCCTTGTGAATGGATCCCTGATAGAAGGGGCTCCTACCTCTGCATGGTGGGCGAAACAAAGCCAAGATCTTCAATTCAAGTTTGCGTCTCAGGTACGCCAAGGGATCGCGCAGAACGAAACGCTGCAACAGATAATCCGGAGGGTGGCCGGCAGTAAGAAACTTGGCATTCCCGGTATCATGGATGTCTCGCGCCGCAACGCCTCCGCACTTGTCCATTCCTCTGTGATGCAGGTGGCGAACGATGCGCGTATGGCTACGTTCAGGGCGAATGACGATATCGTGAAGGGAACCCGTTTTCTTGCTACCCTGGACAGCCACACCTCTCTGACCTGCGTCGCCCATAGTGGCGCCGAGTGGGATCTTGAAGGGAACCCGATACAGGGGAATTTTCCCTTTGAGCCGCCACCGCTGCATTTTAACTGCTTACCCGGCAACACTGTAGTATCTGCCGCTGGCGTCTCGAAGCAATACAAACGCTGGTTTGACGGGGAAGTCGTCGTCTTGAGCATTACCGGAATAGATGACGTTACTATAACCCCAAATCACCCTGTATTGACGGATCATGGATGGGTTAAGGCTGGTTTGCTCAAGAAGGGAGATAATCTCGTTTTTTGTGATGACACCGAGGCTGTCATTTCGATTATCAACCCAAAGAACAATCACATGAAAGCCCGCATTGAGGATATAGGAGATTCTCTCTTGATGCCTGGCGGCATGACGGCCCCTGGCGTTAAACAATCGCCATCAATGTTTCATGGAGATGGGATGGAAGAGGGGGAGGTTGTAATTGCGCATTCTTACGCCGATTGCAAGTCGCATGAGATAACTGAACATTCAGAAAAATATGGCCACCGCCCTTTGATAGGGGAACCAGATGGTCAAGCGACATTTCTTCAAACTTCACAGGAGAACCACATAGACGGCACAAGCCAGAATCACGGGTGTAAACTGCAAGCCAGTCAACCGGTTCTACTGCGAGGCCTAAGAACATTGCTCTCTTTTGGTGAATCTTGTCAAGCCTGGTGCAACGGTTATTTTGATAGGATTTCCGCTCAACTTCGCGCCGGTGTTCGACGCTTTCAACTGAACACCAGCGGCTTTCTTGCTGTTGCTTCTGTATCTGTTGGCGGTGCGATTCCTTATAACGACGGCTTGCCTTCAGGCGAGAATCTATCTCATTTGCAGATTTCGGACGCTGTTGCTCATAGCACGAGCCACACATCATTTTCCGACCGTACTTCACGGGACGAACTTTACATACAGAACATGTTTTCATGGCTGAATCTTAACACGGCGATTGGCAAAAGTCAAGAAGAAAAAGAAGCGATTGTAAGGAAGTTAGGCCTTGTGAAGATCAAGGATGTCACTGTCAGAAAATACTCGTCTCATGTTTATAACCTCCAAAGTGATTTTGGTTGGTACATGGTAAACATAACAGAACCGCAATCAAAAAGCAAGGGGATAATAGTGCATAACTGCCGGAGCCTGCTTGTCCCTATCACCCTGAGCTACAGGGAACTTGGTATAGATGTGGATGAACCCAAGGGAACACGCGCCTCTGACCTGGGGCAGATACCGAGTGACACTTCATTTGACAGCTTCCTGAAAAGGCACGATGCGGAGTATGTTGACAATCTCCTGGGGCCGGGGCGCGCTCAACTTTGGAGAGATGGGAAGATAACGCTCCAGGATTTGCTCAATCAAAACGGGCGGCCTTTGAGTCTGAAACAGTTGGGCGAAAACACAGCCAGCAATATCATTTCAGATGCACAAAAGAAGGCTGTGCTTGATTATACTGGGGGCCAGTACCTACAGGTTAACGGATATTTGAGAGGGACTAGGAAGGCAATCTCGGAGGGTGCCTCTAATACCATCAAAGAACTTGACGGATTTATGAAAACAGCCCCAAAAGTAGCAGCAGAAAGTTATAGGGGAATTACGCTCGATCAAGCAAGGTTTAATGAATGGAAAACCTTGAAGAAGGGAAGCAAATTCATAGACCAAGGTTTCTTGTCCACATCACAATCAAAGGGGGTTGCTACAGCCTTCCAGGGATCAGCAAAATATCAAGTTGAAATGACAATCAGGGGAAAGAACGGCGTACTAGTTGAAGCCCTAAGTGATGCAAAGGCAGAAAAAGAAATCTTGTTTAGTAGGGGTTCTTTATTCAATGTGCAGCAAATCAAGGTAGTTGAAAAGGGTGGTATTGGTAAAATAAACATGGTTTTAGTTGAAAAATAGTCCAGGAAAGGGTATAATGAAGAATATAAAAGAGGGGTAAACAATGGGCGACATTATAGGAAACAACGAACCACTATTTAAGATCACTTGTAATTCATGCAAACATTATCTTTTTAATATTGAGGGGCCGGATTGTAAGGCCTTCGATGATATCCCCAAGGAAATATTGCTCGGAGAAGTAACCCACGACCACATAATAGACGGACAAAAGGGCTCGTATGTCTACGAGCCCCTAGAGTCCTAATAAGATAGTTTCTGTATAGGCTGGCCGTTCTGGTCAACCTCCCATTCATTCCCCCGTATCCAGTATTTATTATCCGGGTTGGTGACGGAGACCCCATCCAATGCCCGACGAAGCTCCTTGAAGTTTTTCACTTCGACCTTTGCCTTGAGGATGTCACCTCTCCTAAATTCTATTATACAAGGGATGTTCTCAGGCGGTAGGACATCCCGCGTAGCAAATCTTTGATTCTCCAAAAATGTCTTAAATACTTCTTGGGTCACATTATACATACATACCTCCTGAAAAGGCGGGGCCGAAGCCCCGCCGGAAACCTTTGCTCTAGCGTTGTTAGACCGTCATTCGGTTACGTTACCCTTCTTGTCGCACTCGTACCAGGTCCCCTCGCCGATCATCTCATCATCCATACTTTCGATGTCAAGGATAGCGTCTTCTCGCTTGATCGGTATACCCAAGTCGCTTTCGCCGTAGGTCACATAGTCGCTCCCTGATGCTCTTATCTCGTCTGCCATCTCTTTTGCTGTCTTCATCTCTCCCCCTCCTTTTTCGGCCTTCCGCCGAGCTTGCCGTTTTCGCGCGCTGTCTTTGTTTTACGCTCTGACTTTACAGAGCCGCCCTTGCGACCCATTTGTGATGCATCAAGGATAATCTTTGCGGTTTTAAAGTCTCCCAGTCTTGAGTCAAACCATAACCCGTGCAATGTCCCGTCCGGTCTCAGACTCCAGAATGTCGCTGTAATTAAAGTTGCGT